TTTGGGTTATCACAATCTATAGACTTTTTATACTTTGCAGACCATCCTTCCTTTACAAGAAAACCATCCTCACGAACGGTATATCCTTCAGGAATAGGTTTACACTTTTTATCAGTGTTACAATAGTATTGTCCCTTTTTACAGGAAGTCTTTCCCATCTACAGACTATTCAGAGCTATTATTATTTAGCATTCCGTCTTTTAACATCTTTTGTAACTCTGCAGTGCTACCAACAAATAGAGCATTGTTAGTTACGTTACCTTGAGTTTTTGAATTATCTTCTTCAATATCTTTTATTTTTTTATGTAAATCTGCTAACTTATCAGTGGTATCTGCTACTGATTTGATAAGTTGTCCTGCAACTTCATATGCTCTTGGACTTGCAGTTTCTCCTGCAACTTCCATAATACCGTTAATTGCTTCTTGACCTTTTTCAATTAGTGAATATAAATTGCCTCTTGTATAATCATAATCCTTATTTACATCATTTGGTTTGATTACATCCTCTGCTTTTATAATAGCATCAGCCTCAACACTATCATCTGTGTTGAAAGTATCATTCAGAGAATCGTAACCTTTTGCCATTAGATGTCTACCTTCCTTGTAGGACTAAATTCTTTTGCATCACCAAAGAATGAACTTGTTTCTGTAAATCCAAAATCGTCACCTGGTTCGATTAATACATCATCTTGAGTATCTATAACATTATCTTCGTTATAATCCTTCTTGGCTTTTGGAACAACAGTATATCTTTGTACTCTTGATGCTGTTTGTGTATTTGTATTTGAATAGTAATCCAACTGAACTTTTTTGATAAGACCTTCTGGAGTATCTGCGATATGATTGAAGAAGAAAGTTTTAGCAGTAAATGATAATGTGTATATTAATGCTCTTCTTGTAACAAAGTCTCCTTCATAATCATCTGATTGTGCTATGTTTTGTAGCACCATTGGAATATCTCTTTTTTCTCCAATTGACTTAACTAAATCAATTGATATGTTAAATGAGGGTTGAAAAAATGGTAATATTTGCTCTAATATTTGTAATCCATCATCTTGAAGTTTTACTAAAATATTTAAGTCAAAACCTAGATTATAAGGTACAGGCATGAATACCTTTTTCATCTTATCATTATTCAAATCTTTTGCTTTAAATGTTTGAGTTATACCTGCTTTTCTTGTCGAATCATATGATATATTTGTAATCTCAAAAGACATTCGAGGTAATGTAATTTGAGTTGCCTTATTCAATTCTGCTTGCTGTGTTATTCTTGCTAAAAACTTTTGTCTAGGACCGTATGCTATTGGAACTTTAATTTCAGATATAACGTTTCCTGCTCCGTCATCATGACGCACATGAATATCATTAAACAGTGTGCCAAATGCAATGACTGTTTTTCTTACAATTTCGTGATAAAAATAATTACCTAACATTAGAAACTACCAAATGGATTTGATTCAGAGAAGTCAATTAACAAGTCTGCTTCTGACTCAAATATATCGCCTTCATTATATTTATCGGTGCTGTCATCCTTGTCGTAAATAGAAACACTAAACAATGCACCAGATGTAAGTCCTTTAATGTCTTCTCCTTTAAAGAATCCTGTTGTTGTAGTACCAATTCCAACATTACTAATCGATAATATTCCAGTGTCTGCATCCCAATTTTTAACTCTTGCTTGAGTTCCTGAACGCATTCCTTGAACAACTTCATTAAATTGATATGTTCCAACCCCACTAATTGTTTCTGGATTTGCAATAGTAACTGTTGGAACTGATGTGTATCCTTTACCAGAGTTCTTAACAAATATTGAATTGACACGATTAAATCCATTACCAGCATCACCTATTGATGCAATACCAACAGCACGATCACTAGCAATACCTGCTTGTGGATTAGCAATAGTAACGACTGGAACAGTTCCAAAACCAATACCATTATCAGTCATAGTAAATCTTATTACACCTCTCGCAGATGTTTCGATTGAACAAGTTGCTGCAGCACCAGTTCCACCTCCTCCTGATATTGTAATTGAGGGTGGAGATGTATAATTAGCACCTGCGTTCGTTATTAATATTTTTTCGACAGATGTTACGTTTGCTCTGGTTGTTGTAAATGCAACTGCAGAAGCGTTATCTCCTGTTTGACCACTAGGAGAGGTGCTAATTGAGACAACTGGAGTTCCTGTAAAACCAGAACCATCATTATTTAAGAATATTTCACGTATATATCCTGTGTCAATTGAAGCAACTGCTGTTGCTGTTCTTCCAACTCCAACAAGTTGTAGTGTTGCAATATATCCTTCTTCTTTAACTTGAGTATCAATTGCCTCAATTGAAGTATCAATAACCTCATCTTCATATTCAAAGAGTTCACACTTCAGTTTATAAACATAGGTATTACCTAGTTGATAAAAAGGTTCTTCGTGTTCTACAAATTTTATTTCAAATAATCTTTGTCCTAGTGGAAAAAATACTAAGTCACCCTCACGAGGTCGAGATGCTAATTCAATATCATCATCAGCATTCATAAATGGTGCAATAAATTCTTCAAATCTTTCTTTAGAAATGGTAAGAGTTACTTCATCTCTCAAACTCATTCCAAACTTTGTCAACACATCACCAGCACCTTGATAACCCTCATAAGTATCAACATATGCTTCAATTAAAAAATTATCGTCAAATTTAGATGCTTGCACCTCTTCAATAATTGATGCCTGATTAACAAATTTTCTTGGTATATAAGTTACATCTTGACCGTAAATTTTTAAATGTTCATTTACTAAACTCTGAACTAATCTTTGCTCTTGTCTAGAACCTTGTAAAAAGTAGGGATTTAATGCCATTATTCATCACCCAATGAAGTCAAGAGGAGGTGTCTCAAAGTCCTGTGCCATCCTTGATGTTAATGCTTCTAACTCTCTAACTCCATCATCATAAATCTCTCTACCATTTAATTCAATTCCACCTGGTAACTTTGTTCCTCTAAATTTAATTAAGTTCATACCCCACTGTTTTTTCATTAGTGCAACAAAATATTTTTTTACAAATGGATCATTATAAACTTGATTATACTCCTCTGGATCAAGAGCACGAAAACAATCAATAATAATAAAATCATCTAATTGTTGTGCTCCCCAATCAATATCTAAATATAATCTATCTTGTCTCTGATTAAATCTCACCTGTTTTTCAGTTGTAAGTAAAAAATCAATATCTTCAAGATATGATTTAGTCATTGCATACTGTAATAAATTGACAGAATTGAAATAATACAAATCATTTAAGAATAATTGGTATTTTATACTAAACATTCCACCTGAGATGGAACTACTATCAAATTTAAAAACTTTATTAATACCAATAACGTGATCTGGTACAGAAATAAAGTTAGAAGTCTCATAAAAATTACTTGTCACAGTTCCTGCAGTATTTGTAGATATACCAGTGGTTGTAACAATTCCAACTCCATCTGTTCCTTTCGCTCTTCCTCTGTCTAAATCATCTTGAGTAATTTTATACTTAAGATACATTCTTTCAATACCATTATAATGACGTTCATTATACATCTGGATAGTATCATCTAATGCGTCATGTATTTGGTCAGTATCAAGGTTTATTTCCAAAACGGGATAACCCAGTTTACGCAAACCGAAATTTATAAGTTGTCCTCTACTGTTTGGTGTCGCCATCGCTATCCGTGTAATTTGCGAGTTGCTCTAAAAGTTCATTTTTTTCTTTTTCAAAATCATTTTTTAGAGTTTGGAGTTTTGCCTCCAAAAGAACGTTTTGGTTTAATGCTGCTGCTAGTTTTGTATGATATAAGTTCACTAACACATTAATGTCTACTTCACTGTTTTGCTGCATATTAGAAGGTACCTCCGTCCAGAGTCGATGTCCAATGTGGTTTGTTTATATAGACATTAGTAGCAGCACCTGGTACAGATGCTAAGTTTGCAATAGCACCACTCTGACCCTCTCTCCTTAAATTATTAGTCGTGTTAAATGTTCCTTCTACACCAATTAAATTAACAGAATTACCACCTGTTACTGCTGTTTCAACAACACCAAAGGCACCAGTGCTATCTTGTTTTACAATGTCACCCACTGCTACTGTGATACCTGAACTTAAAGAACTTAATGTGACTTTTGTGATTGCAGTTAATACTTGTTTTGAAGTAATAACAGGTGTTTGTGGAGCATTTGTAGA